AAAGTCCCGGAGGAGCAGCATTGTGATTTCTCTCCGGAGCATTATGGCATTATGATAGAACTCCAAACTGGATACACTTCTTTTGTTCTTCAGAACGCTCAACCTATTTCCTCCTTCCGGTCATCTGCCCCCATACAGGGGGCAGATTAAAGATTAACCGATACAGAAATACGGGCGGACTCCACCATCCCCGGCGGCGTTGGCATCAGCACTACTGCCAACATGGCCACAAACAGCAAACGCCGCCGCCGACACCACAGCACTCAACCAATACCACCATCTACTTCCGTTATGTCCAAGTCCTGCTACCTTCAGGTTAGGAGCTAACCGGAACAACGGGAACTGAATATTATCACATCCTGTATCATAGAATGATGAACTAA